ATGAACCCAGATCGATATCGTTGTCAGTTGTCGGCTCAATCACGCCGTCCTTAAAGACAACCTGTTCGGTGGACGTACCTGATACGTCTACACTTACTTCGATTTGATTGTTGGGATTGTCAACAACAACCTTGTTCTTTGGTGTGGTTTCGCCCGGATCACCAATAAGTCCGATGACCGGACCCTCTGCTGCCGTGCCATCGTGTTTGTGACCGCTAGTGTTGACGAACGCAGCAAGAACCTGATCAAATTCGTTATTACTATGCGCGGCGGTGATAGTATCGCCGTCAGAGTAGGACGACTGTCTAGTGTAACCTGCCATGTGTTATCTCCTCCCTCCCGGAGTAAATTCTAATTGATAGCCTTTGACTGAAATGGGGGCTGATCCCTGTGTGTCGTCTAGGCGTACTGCTACCGTAAATCCGCCACCCTCAACGCTCTGTCGTACCAGCGGTGTTCCTGATGATCCGTACACTGCAGTGCCGTATGTCGATGCGGTTAGACCGTACAAGGCAATAGCGGCACCAGTTGTTAGATCATACTCTGCTGGCTGCGGAACATCTGACGAGTTGAAGTCGTAGCGAATACGAAACTTTGAGTTAACTGCGCCGTCGTTATCGTAGTTCCAGATAATACGCTGCATCAACTTGCGGATACCAGCATCTCCCATCGTGTAGTCAGGGGAGCGATAGATTGCGCTTATGTTGGTGCCATCAAAGGTGTTGCCGGTCTCTTGTTTGTAAATGTAGCCGTCATACCCGCCGTGCAGGATCGTTTCAACCCCGCTAATAAAACCTGACGCACAACAGGACGGTTTGATTCCCTTGAGGTCAGAGTATTCCCAGCCTATGCCGCCCTCTGTGCCACCCTTGATAACTCCAATTAACCCTAAAGCTGCAGCATCTGACTGTGCATCTGTGGGAAAAAACAGGCGATACTGAGTCTTGCCACGTATGACGAGAGATGAAAGTCTCTCTGTAGATACGTTGTCTAGGCGGGGCTGTATCTGCTTTGATACGGTACCAAGTTCAACGTCACCGATTCTTTCTGTACCTGCAACTGTGCGAAGTCCGTCCGGTGCGAGGTAGACGATATCACCAGATATCTCCTGAATGCTAAAGCCGTCTACGCAGCCAATCTTTCTTGTAACAGGGACAACAGCAAAATCTGATGAACTAGAACCCGTAATCTTAAAAATAGAGTCTTCGCAGAAAACAAACAGATTTTCACGAAAGACCTTGATGCCCTTGATAACGCCATCGACCTTGATCGATCCGGCACCACTTCCTGAAGAAAAGTTATCCTCGTCGAAGGGTACACTAAAAATAAGTTCTTGCGGAGTTGCAGACATGCCAGCATAAAACATGTGACTGCGGAATACTTCTACAAACTGTGGGTCTGCCGGTCTACCGCTGGCACTTACGTCAGCAACACTGCTATTGTTAAAGACAGAAGCGAGATTCGCACCGTCAACATACGCAACCTTGTCTGTGCCATCGAAGTTAAAGTTAACAAAGTTGTATCGTCCTGCACTTGTGCGTCCCGTATCTATCTCTGTCCACGAGCCTGACGCACCGCCTTTAAATACTTTTGTGCCCCTCGCAGCAATTACCTGATCCTTATAAACATGTACACCAAGAACTTTTTCACTGGACGCACTGGTCTGTGGTACGATGTTTGAATTGAACTTGGCAAATCCGTTGATGCGTCGGTATCCACCATTGATGTCAGGCTCAAAGTTTTGCAACTGTGTAGCTGCGCCGGGTGGTAGGGTAAAGGCATCCTTGTCTAGTACCAAGCCGCCGCCTAGCTTCACAACAAATGGGCTGAGTAGTGAAGTATCTGGCATCAGACGGCCCTCATGTAATCCTTACGGTTGATTAACTCAATACGCATACGAGACAAGCCCTCCGCATAGTCACGAAGAGCAAGCTGTGAGAACTGAACATCTGAACGAAGCATGTGTGTGTAGTAACGAGCGCGGTTCACAATCACATCGTGGAAGCGTTCTGGAATGGTGGGTGTGTCTGTGTTTGCTGTCATGTCACTTACTGTTTTATAATAGTAGTACCTGACTGTGTACGTAGACTCGTCGGGTACAGGAGACAGGCCCAGCTTTTGATCTGGTGTTTTATATATAAATTCTGGCACAGCACGTGAGCCTGTGTCAGGGTTTGTGTCAGCCTCATTGCGTCGATCTAGGTACTCGTTGAATGAAAGGTACCTCAATTTCTTTTCTGCTGTTGAGGCGGACTCTTGTACAGTGAAACTATCGTAGTTGACTGTCTTTGCATTCGACTCTCTAGCGTACTCTGCGGTTCCAGCAGTAGTCGTGAACGACTGACTAACAACAGTAAACGGCCACTCTATCTCTGAGTTGATAATGTCTCGCTGGGCTTTGTTGATGAAATCCTTCACCGATGTTTGAATACCGCGTGTCGAAGAGACTGTAGTGATTTCCACCTCGTTGATCTCTCGTAGCACAGCGTTGATAAGTTCTAGGAATGTCATCTCAATACCCGTTAAGCTTCGCTATCCAGAACTGCAAGTGCTGCCAGCTTGTCCTCAGCATCCGCCCAAGCTTGGACCGCCTTGTCCATTTCTTCAAGCAAATCCGGATGTTCACCGATAGCAGCAGGATTGTTCGTGTAATTCGCATATACAAAGAGTGCATCTTTTTGTTGGGCCTCGTACTTGTGCTTCAATGCTTCGTAGGCAAGTCGTTTCATGTCGGTCTCCCTGTAGAGCATTATACACCTATTTTAACAGTTTGGCAAGGACTTATTTCTTTTGTGACTCGCGGATTGCTTTGAGTGTTTCTTGGATGCTTGGCGGCTTGGCATCGTTAGGCTCATACTTACACTGAAACTCGCGGGGGAACCACTCGTCCATACGAAAAAACAACGTGTCCACCGTATTGTTTACGCCGTGATATACGCACACCCTCTGCTTGTCTACGGTGGTGCAGCCTTTCAACCGGCAGGCCACGTACTCTGGGTCTGCAGCGTGAGCAACCTGTCCCTTCATAAAGACGACGAAGGCGTATAGGGCTGCGGCACCTGCAGTAACTACCAGTATCCACGCTACAATCTCTACAAACTTCTGTCTGCGTTCACGCTGCTTGTAGAGTGTTTCCTTGCGCTGCTTACGTATCTGACCTTCCATTGCTACGAGTGAGTCCCACTTCGACTTGCCCATCGTCAGGCTTATCCACTGCTGTAGTTCGTATCGCTGCTGCCTTGCCTTCTCCTTGTTGGCAAATGCAGTTATAGCTTCCTGCTCCACCGTCTGTCCAGCAAACAACTTCTTGAATATCGGCGGGTTCTTGGCTTCCTTCTCCGCCTGCTCCAAGTCAGACATGGCACCCATCCAACGTGACAGGTCGCCCGCCATCTGTTCGATATCCCGACCTACGGCAAAACCCTTCTTGATTGCAGAAAAGGCTGCCGAAGCAGTTGCCATTGCGGAAATGGGGTCCATCAATATACTTTCGTGTTGTTGTCGATTAGTTTTGGTAGACAGTAGGAGGTTATCTTTTCTCCCTGTTTGTGTAGGGTTTGTGCGTACCACACACAATCATTGAGGTCGGCAAAGTACAAGTCATTACTGACCATCTTCTTGTCTTCCCCCGTGCCCAAGAAAACGAACAGGAGAAAGACGTGTTTCATTACGTACTCCGTGAACCCTTATATTTACCCTTAGTAAGAGAGTGAAAAGCTTTTGGAGATATGGGGGCATTAGATTCGTGTCCCGTTTCTCCCTGTTTATTTTGAAAAGGACGGACCTGCACAGTGGGTTTTCTGTGCATAGAGAATGGAGCAATAGGACGGTTATCATAATTCTGCCCCTCCTCTCGACGATTTTTTTCTTCTGTATCTTGCGCTGAACGTGGTACTTGATACCTCATCAAAACTCTCCCTTGACCATTGCGTCCGAAAGCTTAGTGGCCCGCGAACCGACTTGTGTCGCCCAACGCGAATCGAGCATCTCCCGCCCAGCGGCGTCGAATTTCTTTTCGTGTATCGCATTCCACATGCGCTTGAATTTACAGAGACGGGGGACACCCATGTTGAAGGCCATGTCCATCAGGATCAATTGTCGAACGGAGTCGAGGTCCTTCACACACTCGTGTACGCGACACAGTTCGTCCTCGACGATCTTCATATCGTTCATAGCTAGGTAGCGGGCATCAGCCTCTGTGATACCGTGCTCGTATACGATAGCCATAGATGGGATGTCCATGTGATCCAGTTCTTCCTTGCTGATACCACGATCCTTGAGATTGCGTCCGATACCGATTGTGTCGATACCCAGTGTATCCTGATAAACAGTGAGGACCATGCCCTCGTGTGCAATCAGTTTGTCCAGAAAATGAGAAGTGTTATACTTCATTTTTTATGTACCTTCTGTACTTCAAATGATGCACGAGTAGATGCACCCTTGTGTGGCTTATATCCTCCGGGAGGATTCTTCATCAACTTGTAGCTTTTACCGGACTTCATCCAGTGAAATCCTTTGGGGGCTTGTATCGACTTTTTCATTTCTGTTTTCTCCTCCCATCCAGATACCAAACGCACCTGTCATGGCTCCCATTACAACGCTTACAAATGCGGACTGTGCTGCAGTGGGGCTGTCCAAGTTCATAAACCACTCTGCAC